AAACTTATTAATTATTTCAACCTGATAATCTCTGAGTATAATAGGCTGTCCTTCTGCTGGATGTTTTTTAGGCCATGCTACATTTTCATAACTAGTTTGTTCTACTTTATCAAATTCAAAACTCCAAGGTTGCCTTTGATCTATTATTTCTATTTCATAGCCTTCTTCAGTAATAATAGGTACTAGTTTATCCAATAACTGAAAATATGTTCTGCCTCCAATATCACAATACCTCACACACCCGTCCCATCTGCCTAATTTATAAGCAGGCATGTGATACGCATGAGGTAAAAAATATTTACAAGCATCAGAAATCTTTCGTCTTGCTTTCACATCAAGCCCTTTAAAACGAACATTTACTTCGTCTCTTATTTCTAAAAAACATTTATCCATAGTTTATTATACTACCAATTGTACTGTAATGTCAAGTTAATTTGTCTGCCTTGGTTATTGTAGTATGGTAATACTTCAACTTCCTCATCAGTAATGTTGTCTATTGCAAAGTTTAAATTCATTCCATTAGTAAATCTTTTTGTAATATATACACTAAGTTTTGTAAGATCTTCTAGGAACTCTTGTCCTTCTGAAAGAACGTCATAAGGTCCAGGTGCTCTATCAAACTGTCCTGAATATTGTACTTTATAATTTACGTCTTTAAACATCTGTTGCCATGTAATAACACCAACATACTCTGGTATTCTAGTTTGGTCTGTATCATTAACTTTTAGATTAATACTAAAAGGTCCCCATGTATTAGCAAATCTAATACCCTGAGTATCATACGCACCTGAATTATTATATTTTGCATTATAATAAATTTCTTCATTTATTTGTTCAGTTAAAAGATTTCCATCTGCATCATATGTAGCAGGTGCAACCAATACTGTTTCTGAATATGGTGCTGTATATTCTATCGCTTCTTCAAATTCGTATTTAAAAATACTGATGGCACCAAATCCTATTTCATACCCAACTCCTTCCTCTGGAAGTAATTCTTCATTAGGATCTACAAAAGCATCACCATAAAGTTCATATAAGTTAGGTCTCCTATAACTGGTACCTACATTAAAAAAGAACTGATCTTTTGCAATACCTAATCTTAGAGCATTTTGATCATTGTTTCCGTATCTAATACCAAAGTTGTATTCTAAGGCAAACTTGGCATTTACACTAAAAAAGGCTCCGTAATTGTCTTGTTCTTGTTCCATGTATTGATCTTTGCTACCATCAACACCATAAGTGACATCTAATAAATTAGATAATTTTGCTGTATCGCCTACTCTAAAAAAGTCTCTGCTACTTTCATTTTGATATGTACTAACACCTTCAGTAAAATATTCTGCTTTGTCTTCTGATCTTCCTATTGTGAAGTATTCGTTTCTAATACTTACTGTGAATCTTTCTCCGTCCTGTAAGCAATCGTTACTTTGTGTCCAACTAGCAGTATAACAATTATCATAATCGTATTCATAATCTGTTGCAGTAACATACAATGTAAAGTCACCTGCATCTGCAATAATTTTTGCACTAGTATTTTCGTAAGTGTCTTCTTCTTCGTTATCGTTTCTTGCATTTTGCTTTACAGAAAAATCTGTAATCTGCATCCAGTTTGTAGGTGCTACTGAGATATACCTATGTGACTGATTACCAAGTCTGCCTGTTACACCTTTCTTAATTAAGTCTTTTATTAAAACTGTACCACCAATACTTCCTGAGCCATACATTACACTATTGGCTCCGCTAATTACTTTAACATCTTCCCCTGATACAATATCATGTGCAAAGTCATACCAACCTGAACCAGGTGTATTTTGCGGTATACCATTTCTGTAAACTGCTGTATGTACAGATTGTGTACCTCGCTCTCTGAATAAAACATTGCCTCCATAGCCTCCTGCTATGTAAGTAACATCAGGCATAATACTGGTAATTAATTTTGTATCAGTAAGTGAATCTGTTTCTGTTGCCTTAACTTCTTGTGCAATAACAATTACTTCTTCTACATCTTCAGCAAGTGCATAGGCTGTCCAAAGTGGTAAAGTAATAACGATTGCAATTTTAATTATATTCTCATAAAGGAATCTTTCCATTTTTAAATTCTCCGTGACCATTTAGTCATAATAGTTTTAGTATTAATTATACACGAACAATATGTTTTGTCAAGCATAAAAAAGAAGAAACCCCCAACTAATTGAGGGTTTCTAAAAGTGTTCAAAGTGGGAGGGTTTTGAACACTAGGGGGAACATGGGAGACCTACTTATCGATCAGTCTCCTCATGCAAGTTGACTCTGCCAATTGTTTCCAATTATCGAAATCCATCTTGGCCAAGTCAGCAATTTTAAGTACCATTCTTAAACTAAGTTCCCTAAGTCTAGCACTTTTCAAAACCATAAAGTCTACTATTTCCTTTTCAAACTCTTTACTAAAGCCATATGATTTCAACATACCGTCTCTAATAATTTGATTAATTCTAATAAACTTATCACTAGTAGTATCCATTCCAAGATCAATGTAATGACATCTACTCATTAATGCTTCTAAGTGATCTTGTATTTTCTTACTTCTAACATTTTCAAAGTTTACATTAGTAATAAAAATTACACCACCTGAGAATTCAAACCTATCAGGAATGCCTTCTCTTCTTAAAGCCTGTGATTCTGCTTTCCAACTAATTGTTCTCTTTTTACCAGAGTCCAAAACAGCCTTCAACATGTTCAAACATACCTCATCAAACAAAATGCTATCACAGTCATCAAATACAAGTATGTCACCTTTGTTTGAATTATTGTATAGAGTCTGGTAGAGTCCAATTGGTGTCATTGAACCTTTTACAACTTCTGTTCTTGGAGGTTGTCCTGACAGTTTTGTCATTGAGTCGTATTCATCAAGTATAGTCTCTACACCAAAACTTTTACCAACTCCTGGAGGGCCACTTACTATAAGTCCTCTTACTGTACCATTTGCAACTGCATCAGTCATTTGATCTAAAACAGCAAACCTTCCAGCAATTCTATCCATTGCCTGTTGTTGCGTTTCTTTTTTCTTTTTAGTCTTCTTGACTGGCATTGTAGATTGATAATCTTCTTTACTAGCAGGTTCAACACTAAGTGGTGAGTCAACTAAAATTCTAACTCTTTTAGCATTTGGTCCCATTAAAGAACTACCATCAACAGTAACAAAAGCACCTTTCTTTCCAAAGGTTAATTGTTTTACTACTGGGAATACCGCATCTTTAATAGGTGCATTACGGTAAGTACCTTTTTTAATTTTTACAAAGTTTTGCATATTTCCTCCCACGGATTAATTAAACTTACTATATAAGTATAACAAATTTTCTATATTTGTCAACCTATAATGTTAGATAAAACAGAAAAGAATATCCAAATACCAATTATAGTACCAATGACTTCTTCTAAGCCACCAGATGCATTATCAAGCAACATATTAATAGTCCAAATAATTGAACCTATAATGCCTAATCCGCCTATAAATGATAACATATATTACTCCTATTTCCTAACTAACTATATATAGTATAGCATTTTTTGGAGTATTGTCAACCTTTTTTTATTGATTTATTAGGAGGGATTGGTTATGTTTTAGTATTGGCATCATATCCCAATACATTTCATGTAGTTCTTCTATGGGTTTGTCATTAAGTTCTTTAACAACATCAGTCACCATATTTACTTTCTTTATGGGGTCTATTTCATTATCATAATCTTCGTTCCAATAATTACTAAATGTTTTATATCCCATACTTCTTAAATGGTCTAAAGTACCTGTACAACAATAGATTACCTGTGGATGTAAATTTAACATAGGTCGTGTTGTTTTTTCAGTAATAAACATTTCTGTATGAAAAGGTTTGAGATAATTATTTAATTCTTCATCATCAAATTGATCTGCAAGTGTATAACATTCTGAACTTTCAGTAGTTACAGTAAAATAAGAATTTTCATATACATATCTGTAATCACCTACTTTATTCCAGTCTCCACCATCATCTCCTGTCCATTCTACAATTTCAAATAATGTATCAAATGCTGTCTGCCAATCACCTTTAATATCGCATTGTATAGGTAAAAGTTTTTGTAATTCTTCTGGCACAGAAAACTGTGGCATAAAATCTACATCTTTATAGTAATGAAAACTAGTTAATTTATCTGTCTCTATTAATCCCTTTTCCCACATAGACAGCATAAATCTCTGTCTGTGTGCTAACATATTTCTATTAAAACAATTAAATTTATGTTTTCTAATATCTGTGGGTGCTTCTGTAGTAAATTTTAAATAATCGTAATATCTTTTATTCTTACCATATAGTTCAAAACCAAAGTGTTCATAATCACAATTTATTTTACCGTCATTTGGAGCATGTAAAGAATGCCATTTATTATATGAACTTTCTACTGTAGCACTTGCTGATAGAAATGTAATATTTTCTAATGGTATATTATATTTTTTTGCAAATTTGTGTATTGTGCCTGCCCACCATTCACCATTGACTAACCATAAGGTACCTTCACTAGTATACCTAAAAATTATATCTATTTGTTTTGAATAACTTGGGTCTGCTTCTAATTTGTTTACAAGATCTTTTGTAAGTGTTACTGAAAAATCTTCAAAATTAGTTCTTGCTCTTTCTTCGCAGTCTTGTAAATTAAAGTGATGGACTATTCTATCACTATGTCTTCCATTCCTGCCGTTCTCAATCTCGTTATGTGTCCTATCTGCCATTGCTTTGTATCCAATCCTTTCATTATGCCTAAGTATTTATTTCTCAAAAGGCTAAATTGGTTCACAAGGTGAGTTAGATCTATAACTGATTGTTCACCATCTACAAACTTATCTGCATCTCTACTGCTCAAAGTTCTATTATAATTTTCCAAATATTTTCTGAATGTTTTAGAACGTTCTTTGCGAAGTTCTATATTTAGATGTTCGAGAATTGCTTCAATCTCTTGTAGTTGATTGAAGCGAAACTCTGTCAGACCGGGTAGGGAGGAGGAGGCTTTCTCCAAACTCCCTTTGATCTTTACTTCCCATCTTGCTTCGTTCAATTCTTTTTCGTAATACTCGATTGCCGGAACTATATTACCTAAGTCTTGAACAATATTATTATAATGGGTAGCCATATATTATTCCCAATCCTCTTCGTCATCATCATCGTCTAATCCGAATTCATAATGACTAATTAGTGCCGCCTTCATTACTGAATCAAATTGATTAAGATTGTCTTCTACTTCTGATATATCCAATTGATCATCAAAAACTCTTACAATCTCTTCAGCAACATGAAGTCGTTCCTTTACTGCTACATATGGTTTAACACTATCCCATATATTATAAAGTAACTCTATATCAGGATTCATCTGTATAATCCTCCATATTAGGTTCTAGTTCTTCTGGATCAATATCTTCTATTACATCATCCTGTGCTATAGGATTTTGACCCCATTCATCTAAAATTACTTGAAGTTTATCATCAGTCCAGCCTTTTCTGAACTCTTTGATTTCTTCACCAGTAACTGGCGATACATAAGAAAGTTTGTTGCCGACTTTAACCACAATGCCTTTTGCTTCTAACATTTCTAACATACCACTATAAGGGTCCATTCCTGTTTCATATGGAATCTTGATCTGCACACCTTCAAAAGGTTTACTGTATCTTGACTTCATAACTTTACAGGCGGCTCTTATACCTTGTACTGTAGATACTTTATTTCCATCCGCATCTTCTTTTAATTTTAGTTTCTTTATTGCTACAACAATACTTGATGCATATATAAAGCCTTGTCCGCCTGATATTTTATCATCAGGATCAAACATGTCTTGTGATGCATAAGTATGATTAGTTGCTACAATTCCAATTGGGAAGGGTGCTATTTGGTTAACTGTGTTTCTAACTAAAGACGCCAATGCCTTTGGTTTTCTACCCATATCACCTTTCATATCACCTTTCTCAAATTGAGTTACGTCAGTAGGAGTTAATAACATTCCTAAACTATCTATAACAAATAGTAATTTAGGCATATCTTCATATGCCATATCGCCATAATTGTTTTTGTAGTCTTTCATAAATTCACTTATTGCTTTAGCAACATCGTCAATCATTGAAACACTAATTTTTAATAGTTTTTCTGGTGACGTATCAACATCCAATGCCTGTAACCATTGTTCATCCAATGCATTCTCAGAGTCAAATAATACTACTTGACATCCTTGATCTTGTGCATTTTTAACAATGTTTCCAGAACATATAAACGATTTACCAGAACCTGATTCACCTGCAAATACACTAACTTTACCTAGTGGGATACCTCCATTGAAGTCCCCACTTATTAGGTAGTCTAATGTTTTGTTACCAGTACTAATCCAATCCTTTGGGTCATGGAATCCAGCACTAATACCAGTTATGCTTTTGGTTAAACCGGTTCTGAACTTTGTTAAGTCAAATGGCTTTTGCATAATCTCTCCTTACGACTGTCTGTTTCTGATCATGTTAAGAATATCATCTGCTGATTTCTTACCAGTATCTCCTGCAGGAGCAGTTGCTACTGTTTCAGCCGCTGGTGCTGGTGCAGTCTCTACCGCTGGTGCAGTTGTTTCCGCTACTACAGGTTCTGGAGCACTTACAGGTGCCACACTCTCTGTTGTAGTTGTTTGTACAGTTTGAGCTGGAGCCACAGTTGCCTGTGTTTTTGTTCCAGTATCAAGTCCATAGGGTTTGAAAAAGTTGCCCCATTTTTCTGGGTCATACAGTTCTCCATCTACTGATGCTTGGAACATCTCTGCTATCGCTTGTACACCTTCTGCTGTTGGTTTAGCAGGAAGGAAGTCGTTTAAGTTATACAAACCATGTGTATCAATTGCCGCTAAATTCTCTTCAGTAAGACCACTTTCTTTTCGTGCCCATTTACTTGTAGAATAGTCTGCGTATTGACCTTTGGTTGTTTTAGATAATCTAAAGTCAGTACCTGCAACATAGTCTGTTGGAAGGTTTTCCATCTCTGGGTCCATAAGTGCTGATTTGATTATGTTAAATATTTGAGGACCAATTACAAATCTTCTAATTGGATTCTCTGGTGCAGTTTCATCTAAAGGATTTTCATTTACAAACCCTTGGAAGATGTAACTTCTTTTTTTCCAGTACTTTCTACCCATGTCTTCGAGACTAGGATCTTTAAACCAAGGGCGTACCTCAGTTAATACTGGACAAGTTTCACCAAACATTTCCATACAAGGAACTTGTACAGTTGTTGGCTTTTGATCTCCACCTACTATTCCTGGGAATGTAAGTCTGATCATTTGTCGTTCTACCCAAAAGAACGTGTTATTTGGATCACTGTCAGGTAGGAATCGTAGTACTGTACTACTTCCTTCGTCTATGTTCCAAAATGGGTATATTGCGTTATCGCTTTGAGCTTGGGAATTACCTTTGGAATTGTTTTCCATTGATTGTAACTTTGCTCTTATTTCTGCTAATGAGGCCATGATATTTCTCCTATATTTGCCATGTTCGTAATACCTTCTGTGTTTAGGGTATTACTGTTTTTTATTATAATGCCAAGATGTAAAAAAGTCAACACCTTTTTACAACTATTGGTAAATTATTTTACCAACAAATTTATTTATCTTTATAAACGTATTTTATACGTCAAAGCGGTCCATAAATGCTTCATATGATTCTTCAACGTTCATAGGAGCACTTTGTACATTGTGCTGACCTGCACCTAGTAAACAACTCTTTATAGTACCATATTCAAATTGGTTAAGTTGTCCACCAGCACTAATTTTACTACTAATGCTATGTAAATAATTAGATAATGTATTGTCTTGTGCTGAGTAACCTAATTGGCTAACTTGATGACCAAGTTTACCATGCGGTGTTTCAAAGTCAACAATATCATTTTCACTTAATAAATCTTTAATGTTTGCAAAAGTTTCAGATTCTATTGCTTTAACAATTTTATTTTCAAAACTTTTCTTTCTACTCGACATTGCTTTTAGGCTATCCATAACGTTTGCAACTTTATCATCAAAATGTGTTTCTGTAAATTTACTTTCTAAATCTAAATTGTCTTGTAATATTTCAACATTATTATAACCTAATACTGATTCAACAGCATTAGCATAAGTTTTGACACCACTTAATCTTTTTAGATTTGTTTTAATATCGTTTATGTTTTCCATTGCCATAGTAACAAACTCTTCGTTTGCTTCATTTACTAATTTTGCTTTTCTAACATATTGTATAAATTCTTTTAATTTTTTAAACTCTCTTGACATTTCAGTAATTGATTCACCTATTTCGTCAAAAGTTTCTCCGCCATTGTGCAAATGTCTTGCCATTGCTCTTGCGGCTGACAGATTATTTTCTGCCATTTTAAATTTCTCTTCTCCACGTTGTATTAATATACTGTGAATGTTTCTGCTTCTAGCACCACGAACTTCTTCGTTTACTTCTTTGTTGTGCCTAACAATAATTTTAACATTATCTGCTAGTGGTTGATAACTGGACTTTCTACTACCTGTCATTCTACCTAAACTTGCTTCTGTAACTGACTCACCTTTTATTTTATTTCCTTTTTGTGCTTTTCTAACAGGATCCATATGTCTCATGTATCTGTCGAATGGTGCTTCTTCATCATCAAGTGAAGGTCTTCCTCTCATTGCTTCTTTATCTAATTCTGCATCTGACATTTTTTTATCTAAATCTGCTTGAGTAGACTTGCTATAAGGTACTGTGGGTTTATTACCTGCTTCGGACAGAGCATAATCTTCAAAGTCTTGTAAATATCCCGGATATCTCTGACTAATAATATTTGCCTTAGGTTGACTTTTATCGTTTTGCATAGTCCAATCATGATAATCTGCAAGAGATAACGGTTTATGATCATCATATCCAGGCATCTGACCTACACTAGTTTTAATATTAATTATTTTCTTTTCATCTAGATCTACACTAGCATTTACAGTTTGATTGTTTTGTGATACTGACAAACCTTGATCTCTTTTTCCTGCAACAAAATCTGCTAATTTTTTACCACCGTATATTGCGGCCAGTACACCTGCCACTGGTATACCATATTTTGCTATAATAGGACCTGCTTGTTTAAGGGAGTCTGGTGTAAAAGCATTTCCAACTTTACTGCCTAACCATTTAATTGCACCGGCTGTTGTATCTAATTCGCCATCATCTAAGGCATCAACTGCTATAGTTGTAGTTATAGGCCTTTTTGCACCTTGTTGTAAAACTTTTCCTAGCAATCTTGCACCTACTAGATAAGGATTTTCTTTAAGTGCTTCTGTTTCTGTTACAATTTTGCCATCATCACAATTTTCACAACCTTTTGCATCACAGTCTGAGCAAAGTTCACATTTGCAATCTGACATATCTTTATCACATGCTGTGCAGTCGTCTTTAGTGTTTTCTTCTAAGCCTGATAGGCGTCTTAATAAATTTAGTTCTTCGTTCATATCAATCTCTTGTCTACGAGCAACGTCTATTTCTTCTCCTTTAGGTTTTAACTGCTTGTCAAATACTCTAAAGTCAAAAGATAATAAACTATCTTGTGCTAATTCTTTTAATAGGTTTCTTAAATTATGATCTGCAAAATCTTCACTTGTTTGCAATGATATCTCTTTTTCCATGTCATCTATTCTAACTAAAATGTTAGGTTCATCTGATACGAATCGTGTACCTTCTTGTGGGTCAATAACTATTTTACCGTCCTTATCAAAAGTTTTAAGGTCAAAACCATGTCCTTTTAATAAGTTAAATACTTTTTCAGAAATATCTTTAAAATTTGTTGCCATACAAGTATTTATCAGATTATGCCAATTGGCATCGGATCATCGTAGTCATCATCGTCGCCACCAGTTGAATAAAGAGAGTCTACACCTAAACTATTATTAACTGCGTCATATACTTCATCTTCAAATGTACTTACATAGTCTATTACTCTAACAGCAATCATCATACTCATTACCAAGTCGTCTGAATCGCCTGGTCTAGCCGCGAAACTATTACCCTTAGCAACAAAATTTTTGAATTCTGATAAACATGCCTTACTATTAATAATAAGTTTGTCATTTTCAATTAGTCTTTTCATGTTTATACATGATTCTACTTTGACTTTATGTGTTGTATGGAAGCCACGTCTGCCTGTTTTACCTTGTATTCTTTTAGGTTCGTGTAGGAAATCACCAGGAAAAGCATCTTCTCCGGTGTCTCTGATCACCACAAGTGCGGCCTCGCCAATTGCATTGTTTTCAACTGTCCAATATATAGTATGAGCACCTTGTTCCTTTATAAAATGCATTACTTCTAACATGACCTTTATCTGCCCTTCTATAGGTGTTTTATTATGACACCATTCGCCTACTTGAATCATTGAGGGGAGTTCCACAATTTGTATGGCGGCATTGTCACCACCTGTTCCTGTACTTGGATCTAATGTAACAACATAGATATTTTCTGGACTTGGGTATTTAAACCAACGTACATGACCCATTTTCATAATAGGATCGTTTCCTGTAAGTTCTAATAATTTTAATTGGTTAATAAGTGTTTCATCATATATAACAAATTCACATTCGTGTTCACGTTTAAAACGTTCTGTACCTATTCTACCTCTTTCTTCTATTGCCCAATTGGCATCTCTATCTGGATGTTCGTCCCATTTTGCTAGTAAAGGTTTAAATCCATTTACACCTACTTCTTGCTCATTACCATGTTCATCAAACATTTTATTTGCAGAATTCCATATACTAGCAAATGTGTCCTCATCACTATTTGGCGTTGATGTAATTATACACTTACCACCTGTTGCTAGTGTAGGAGACAATGCTGTCCAAAACTCACTTGCTATTCTGGGCGGTACAAATGCAAACTCGTCTAAGTAAACTAACGTTAACGACATACCCCTACCAGTATTTTCTGTAGTTGTTGCACTAACTATTCTACTTCCATTATCAAATGCCATAGAGCCTTTATTGTATTCTGTCACACCTGCTCTTATATGATCTGGTACACTTTCATACGCATATCTAATACGTTGCATAATCTCAAAGGCACCAGCCGCCTTATGAGCCGCAACTAATATTGTGCTGTCAGGCTTAAACATAGCATACCATAACAAATATCCTGCCGCCACAGTAGTTTTACCCATCTGTCTGCCCAGCATGTTTATACTATATCTAAAATTATTGTAGTTTTCTATTAGATCTAACTGATATGCAAAAGGGTCAAAGTCTATACCACCTTTTGTAGGATGTTGAATTTTGACATGATTTGCCATAAAATACAGAGGTCCGTTCACAGGATCTGCACAATTCTTAAAATCTTGTAGGGAATCTGGTGTATATGCGGTTTTACTATAGCCTTGTTTAACCAGACTGGTATCTGCTGTTCCTCTTGCCATAATAGTATTTATGTGGTAATGATGTTAAGAAATGCTTTTTTTAAGTTTATCTTTTATATAATTAATTAAGATTTCTTTATCTGTTTCGTATGAAGGGTCTGTATCTGGGCTATCACAAGGAGATTTTTCTTCATCGTCTTTGTGATCAGGTGATAATAAAACATCTTCTTGTTCTGGCTCATCATCATGTGCTGATGCTTCTTGATCATTATGCATATCTTTTGGTAAAGTAAGTCCTGCAAGTTTAAGCACATCTGCTAAATCCTGCATTGTATCGCCTGCCGCTTCAATACTTACTGAACCTTTATCAGTATTCTTGTGTTGTTTAAATTCTACTGAACCTTCTACTTCAGGTTCTGCACTAACAATACCGTATGCATCGCTCATTGCTTCTTTAATTAAAGGTCCTGTAATTGGTTGTTTTTCTTTACCAGTATATTTGTGGGGTACTTCAACACCGTTTCTTTTAAGTATAATTTTACTAGGATCTACTTTTCCCTGTGGAGACTTACTAAGAATTTCTTTATTAGTTTTTTGCTCTAGGCCTTGGATGTGTTTCCAAATTCTAACATCTGCACCTCTAATATCTTTATAACGTTGCGTCTGACCATTTACTGTAACTGAATATTCTGCTTCTTTAATAGAGTCGCCATCTTCATCTATAGACATTAACATTCTTTCGTATTCTTCTTCTGTTGCCCTTCTTGCCATATCAGCAACACCATACTTTCTAAACATTTTTTCAAATGCTATTGCTCGTAATTTATCTTCTTGCTTTAAAATAACATAATAGTCACGTGCCTTTGCCTCCTCTTCAGGAGAATAGGCCGCGTTTTCATTTACTATGTGATTTATTTTCATTATCTACTTCTAGAACCGTGTTGTGCAATATTATCAACTTGTTTGGCTTGTTCTGCACCTCTACCCATATTAGGTTGTCCTGTAAGTGTATCATACATAGGTCTTAAATTATCACCCATTAACTCGTCCTTACTAGGATAGTTGCGGAAATAGTCTGCACCTTTTTCTGCTTTAATTTTTTCTAATTCTTTTAAAAATGCTTCGTTGAATTCTTCACCAAATCCAAAATCTTTAGCATCTATTCCATCTTGGTGAGCTTCATAGTGTTCCATATTTTCATCGTTTAATAAAGCATCTTCTTCACTAACTTGCCTATCTTCATCATTAGCAAGTCTTTCTGCTTGAATATCTGCTTCAACACGTCTAGGCTCATCTACACCATAACATAGAACTCTTTCGTGATCCATGCCTAAATTTACTGCTAACCATACTTCTAAAATTCTTTCGTTGACTGGGTATTTAAGTACAACATCTGTACTACATACTTCTGAAGTAAAGTTGGCATTTTTTGCTCTTTGAAATTCTACTGGATTCTCTTGAATCGGAGCCCTTTTAAATGGAGATGCACTAACAAAATTGTATTTTGCTAAACATTTTTCTATCATATCCATTTGTTCTGCACCACAGTCGTGTGCAAGTTTGACTCTATAAGCATATTCTTTATTAAATGATTCTGCTATATAATTTTTTAATTCCATACTTAAACTCCGTTGATATACTTATTTATCATTTTTAATAAAATCACTTATCAAAAAAATAAAGTTATAAATAATAGTATGGAAAAAATTAAAGTTAGAGAACCACAACATCCTCAAGAAGGCGAGTATACATTATGTAATTTAGGGGAACTTGCAGTATTTAGAAACGGCGAGTGGGTAAGACCTGAAAGATCTAACTAGTCTTCTTTAGTATTAATAATTTTTAATAGTTCATTTCTATCAAAAACAGTTGCTTGAACTGACTCTGCTTCAGTACCCTTATTATCAAACTTATCTATTCTTGCTTTTTTAAGCATTAAATCTATTTGTTGTAGTTTTGCTTTTGTTTTAGCATCACTGGCATCTAAGGCTATTTTTAACATATTACTTGCTTCTGCAAATACTTTACCAGCCGCCATATCGCTGACATTCATACCTAGATTCATAAGTTGCTCATAACTTTCTATAGCCTTTTTGGCTATATCATTCATTTCAACTTCGTGATCTTCTAATCCTTTTATTTCTTTAAATGCTAAATTTATCTTTTCACTTACACTTAAAGCACCTTGCACTTCTTCTATACTTTCTTTAGATTCTTCTACAGTAGGCAATGTTTCCTGTTGAGTAACTTCTTCAATAGGAGGCAGATTAAATTCTTCTTCTAGTTTCTTAGTCATACTACTATTTATTTGATTCTAGGCTTAGAAATTCTTTTTTTCGCCTTGCGAGGTTTCTTATTAGAAAATATTTGATCTTCATTTATAACTTTAAAACGTATGCCTTTACGTTTACACCATTCTTGTGCGGCTGTCCATTTAGCGGCATTTATAACAGTTTGTAATTTTTGTCCTTGCGATCTAGCACTTTCCATTGTTGTTTGATTACGAGGTTTAATTTCTATTAACTCTACATGTGGAGTTTCATTTTTGTCAATATACTGTATCATAAAATCAGGAACATAATTTGTATAATTTCCTGATACTGGATTTCTATAAGGAATTTTTACATTTTCACTGGCCCATTTAGTAATGTTAGGATGTGCATCACACATTCGCATAAATGCTAATTCCCAACTACTTCTATAGGTAGGATTTCTGTTACCAACAAATTTACCTTTGTTGACTACTTCGTATTTTCCTGTGGCGAATTTGCCCATGTTAGGCCTTGATAAGTTTGGCGACTTTACTTCTAGAATTATCTAATGGCTCTTTTAAATCTACTTTATTACCTGCTGGTCGTATAGCATTCATGGCTTCAAATGCATCTACACTTAATTTAAGAGTGTCTGCATTCATATCAAAGTATGCTGTAGGATCTACATTCTGAACTTTTGCTATTTGAATTAAAACTTTTGCCATTGCATTAGCATTAGATTGACTGAATCCTATAGCAACTAGTTTAGTTTTAATTACATCTAATTTTTGAGGATCTATAGCAATTTCCTTAACCTTAGCCAATTCTGCTAATATTTCTGAACTTGCTTCTGGTAGGGGAAATTTAACACTAGCATTATCTAAATATGCTTCTAATTTACCTGCTGTAAATTTATAATTTATTTCACTACCAAATGTTTCGTATAATGATGAGCTCATTAAGAACCTCCACTATCTTTTGGTGGCTTTGTGAAAGCATTTGCTATGCCACTAGTAACACTATCTATTAAATCGTTCTCTACTTTATCTTTCCAGTCTCCGTATGTAGGTTTTACTCCTACTGCTGTAGATAAAGCATCACCTAAGAATCCACCTACTGTATCTCCTAAATTATCTGTTAACCAATCACCTATAGGATCACTAGGACCTTTTAAAGGCTGTGCTGATCTAGGCCTTGTGCCTACACCAGGTATATTATTATTAGATTTATTACCTAAGAATGCAAAGTCTGTTTCAACTTCTAGTGATATTGGTTTAAGATTTTCTTCGCCTGGAATAGTAAAGTCTCCAATGTCTTCAAATCTATCTAAGTCTACTTCTCCTAAATCAAAATTCACAATATCAAATGTAGTAAAGTTTTCGTAAACTAGATTTAAACTAAAGTCCATAAAATCACTAGATGAATAGTCTACAGTTTTTGGTGCAAAACTTTTTATCATAGGTTTCATTAAACTGTATTGTACGCCTTTTCCACCTGCATATAAAATATAATCTATTCGTTCAAAAAAGTTTTGATCTACTTGTAAATTAAGACCTGCTTCATTACTATTAAAATTAGAACCTGCTCCAAAATTACTTCCTGCTAATTCTTCTGACATTGAATTATAGAAATTAATATCTCTATCCCCAAAAGAGTTTTTATTTCTTGGGTCCATGTGTAAGTAAGAAAAATATTTCATTAATACAGTTAACCATTCATTATTCACTGTATCAAATACTGTGATATCTACAGGTGCATAAGTTACGCCTGTAGTAACATTTCTTTTCTTATTAAAATTGTTTTTTTCAACTATGTTGAAATCGACCGCAGGAAGTTGAGCAGTTCTTACCAAACTGCTCATACTTGTTTTAAATGTTAGATTCTCATTACCTAATAACTGTAACACGTTTCTGTTGAATATGAAATTTACATATCCCTGAAACTGCTGTCTAGGAGGATTAACTTCAGGTCTAAACCTATAGTTATTCCTAAAGTCTCTAGCATAAAAATTGTCTACTGTATTTTTACCAGTAAAACGTGTATATTTCACTAGAGTACTCCGTTATTATACTATAACGCCGCTATTATCTGCTAGTGTGTTATCATCAGGGAACGGATTACCCGCTTCAACTCTTCCATTAACATCATTATCGCCTTGGAAGTGTGTTGCGTTATCATAACGTATCATCATAGTAACAGTCTGTTGATCGTTAGAACTATAGTCTGCTTCACTGTAATCTGATTGTGTTAAGAAACACCCTTCTAGGAACCAAACTTCACTAGCACCTGCATTTACACCGTCTAATACTTCAATTTGCATATCAAATTTATAGTCGGAACCTGCGGCTGGTGTTGTTTGTTGGAAATGGTTAAGTTGTCTTTGTACCTGTGCACCTACTAACTTAGCAACCTTATTCTGTATATCATCCCTAATTGTTACACTAATTGGGTCCCAACTGTGTTTACCTTGCAAATAAGTACGAGAGTTGTAACTATCAATAATTACTTCCTCATAATTAATTTTAGGTCTTACCACACTTTGAACATTCTGTGTCAGTGAAACAGTATTAGTTGAACCACCAAAGTTGTTTAGAAAACTTACACGGAATCTATACTTTAATTTAGGCATTAAGATGCCAGAAGTACCAGTTCCTGTAGGTACACCAAACTTACTTTTTGTTTCTGTTGTTGCTGATGATGTTGCCATTTTTTACTCCATTTGTTCTTTATGAACTAATTATACGAATATTTATCATCTTTGGGTCAATTTAATTAACTCTAGTTTTAATTATGACACAAAAAAGGGCAGTAAAACCGCCCTTTAAATGTTTAAGTTGTTAAACTTATGCTGTTGAGCCCAATGTATTTTGGATTCTAATTGGAATATAAATAAATTCAACTGCTTTAACAGGTTGTATTGCTACATCTATATACAATTGATTGTTATCTATTCTAGCCGCTGTATTATTTGTAGTATCACAAACTGTGATAAAGTCAAATAAACCTCTTTGTGCAACTAATTGTCCAAGGAATCTATCTACTACAGTTTTGGCATTTGCTCTTGTTACTTCGTCATTTGGTTCAAACAAGAATGGCTTAACGATATCATCAAGTCTTTCTCTTATATAAACTACTAAACGTGCAACATTAACTCTATCCAATGCACTTGCATTTGGGTTTAAAGTTTTCTGTCCAAATATAGCAATACCTCTTCCAGGGAAGTTTCCAATTGGATTAACTTTATTACTGTAAAGGCTATCTCTTTGTCCTTCACTTAAAGCAACTGCTTCAAATTCACTTGTAGTTGAATCTAAATATCCAACACTTGAAACGTTGTTTACTAATCCTCTTTGGAATCCTGCTGGTGCAAACCATGGGAAAGCCACTTGGTCGTTAAATGCAATAGTTCTTAAAGCCATATAACTTGCTGGAACCATAACGTTTGTACCGTCTAAGTTTGTTGCTAAACCATGTGGGTAGTATACAGCCGCATATGGTGATGAACTAACTAGTCCGTCTTCTCCATTTACATCTGCAACACCTGTATTGTTTGCCCAAGCCGCTGTACTTGTAGAATCTGCCGCTAATCTTAGTGGTGCATCACCAACTACGAATGCAGTATTTTTTCTATCTGTACTTAAAGTAATCATCTCATCCATAAGTTCTGCATAACCAGGACATGCAATTAGATTAAATCTATTTGTTTCGTTTCTGATTTCTGAACTTGCTGTAATGGCACTTTGAAGTGCTGTAACAATTACTTGTCTTTGAGCTTTACGCATCATGTAAGGTGAACCGTCTGATTTATTACCAGAATGATCTTTCCATAAACTATTTGTTGCGTCATACTTTTTAATATTACCAACAGAAGCCATTTTGTTCCATGCTAACATACCACTTGGGTATAATGCCGCATTTGGAAGTCCATTTGCTGTACTTATAAAACTTGCATCACTGCTTGATCTAAAGTCCCCAAACAATATACCATCGCTAGAAACTTGGTCTGTATTATCTACTAATACCCAAGCACTTGCGGCACTACGTTTATAAATTTTAGGGAAGTTTTCTAAATCACTACTATCAATCCAAAGATCATTAGTTGATAAAGAAGTCGTACCATCTGATTGCTTACTTGGTTCTGAAGCCGCAAATTGTACATCACCAGTGTATGTTGCCCATGAACCAGCATTTTGATATAAAATATCAATGTTTGTATTAGAAACATTATTATCATACCAAAGGTCACCCTCTGTAGCAACACCTGTAAGTGTTGTACTACTTGCTGTAAAACTTAGGTCTTTAAAGTTACTATATGTACCACCTGCTATGTTAAGGTCTGATGAATCATACCCAGAAACATTACCTGCCGCAAATTTAATATCTTTACCTGTACTTGTTGTAAAAGTAATTTTACCACCATCGTTAGATGCTGTTACAGTATTTGCAAAAGTTGTGGCCGGATTAGCACTTGATAATGCTGACTGAATATCAGTTACTAGATTATCAACTGTTGCACTTCCGCCACCTGTTGAGAAAGTAACTGGAATAGTTGTTCCTTCATTAATTGTAAGGTTGAAACTTATTTTACCAGAATGTCCGGAAACATTTTGTGTACCAGTCAATGCTGATGAACTTGCTACTGTTAAAGTAGATTCACCATTATGTCTTTGTAAAGTAATACTTGCTACGCCATCTTCGCCTTCAGTGTTTGCCCATAAATCACCAACTTTTGGTGAACTATAAGTGTTTGTATATACTGAATCTGACTTAGAATCTATAACAATTGATTCTGTTGTAAATTGATTAGTTGTTGAACTGTATAATTTAACAACAAGGTTTGAACCGTTGTTTGCTGATGTTGTTCTAATATGAACATCACCTGCTGTTAAGGCACCACCACCTGCTTTTGTTGTAGGTATTGCTAAGTGACTTGCAAATTGGAAATTACCATTTGAACCACTTACTGCACTTGACCATGCAGATGAACCAATATTTCTCCATGTACCGCTTAGTTTCTGGAAGAAACTAATTTTAGGTTGCGTACCACCTGAAGTTGTTAGATAAACGGCACAGTATTCGCCGTCTTGTCCAAAACTTGATTTAGGTGTAACACCGTCTGAATCTATATCTGATGCTGATGTTTGTTTTACTGTTTGTTTTACCCATGCACTTGAAACATATTCATACACACCCCAACTTGTTGCTGAAGTATCTAACCAATAAGAACCGTTAGCAGGATTATTTGTAGGTGCTGTTGCACTTGATGATAAATCACCTAAATCTACATCTGCTCTTAAAACGTATGCTCTATTGGCTATGCCCAAGAAACTATAGGCTGAAAGTAAACCATATTCATTTTGTTCATCACCATGTAAAGGTGTAGAACCACTTG